CTCGATCCAGACAAAAAGAAGCAGCTTAATGACAAATCGACCAAAGATTGAATCTAGAGTTCCATTAATCGATACTCGATATGAAATGGTCTCAATTCAAAGAGACCAGGATCAGCTTAACCAGTTAAATTATCTTAGAACTGGGGTAGCTGTTTTGCCTTTTAGTAGATCGCAAGATGGCAAGATCTCAAAGATTTACGCGCTATCCCAACCAAATTTTATCAACGACCAAGACTCTATCACGTTAATTACAGACGAATACGATAGTGAAGTAGATTCTTCTCCATTTGAATCAGTTGGTCGCTGTATGATAGAAGAATGCGGAATTGATTTATCTAGATTCCAGCTTAACGAAGATTCAATGTTCTATCTTGGAGATTTATCTTCAATCAATCCAATGTATTCTAATTATAAATGTTACGCAATTGACGTAACTGATGCCTCATCAAATACTAGTTTTAGCTTTTCTCGAGTTTTATCCAAGAATCCAGTAACTAAAGACTCTTCGTCAATCGAGGAAGTTGGTTTCTATAAAATAGTGAATGGTGATCACTCAGATGCTCTATTATTAGCCGCTTGTTTTCTACTAGTTTCATACTTTTCGTGAAACCTGATTAAAGCTCAGTGTACAAGATACTGAACTTTAAAAATATTAAGGATACATGGCTAAATCACCGTTAGATGCGTTTGCAAAATTCAATGACTTATTAGATAAACGCGTAAAATCAAAGGTTGAAATCAGAGGATTCTCTGACATCGAAGAATATATTTCAACCGGAAATTACCTGCTTAATGCCCAAATGTCGGGCTCCCTATTTGGTGGATATCCAAATACTCGTAGTATCGGTATTGCTGGTGACTCTGGAGCTGGTAAAACTTTCTTATGCTTGAATGCAGTTAGAGAACTTCAAAAAGCCGGCTATTCTGTATTTTACATTGATACTGAGGGTGCAATTGATTCTTCTGACTACATCAAGTTTGGAGTAGATCTCGATAAACTTAGATACCTTAGAATGGGATTAATTAGTGAAGTTAAATTCTTCATTAATGATTTGATCGAGACCATTCGTGAGAATGCTGGCCTAAAACTAGCAGTCTTTGTCGATTCAGTTGGAATGTTGGATACAGACAAGAGCAAGACTGATATGGAAAAGGGCAAGAATGCAGCAGATATGGGATTAAGATCCAAGGAAATGCGCGCTCTTTTCAAGTCGTTTACGCTTGATCTATCAAACTACAAAGTTCCGTTCATTTTTACCAATCACACATATGCATCAATGGACCAATACACACCAAAAGGCATGTCTGGTGGTGGAGGTCCAGAATTCTCAGCGTCAATTATCTTAATGCTAAGTAAGGGAACTCTTCGCGATGAAGCAAAAACAACAACCGGTATTATCGTTAGATCTAAAACCAAGAAGAATCGATTAGCTAAACCGATCGATATCGAATTCCACATCTCTTTCCACAAAGGTATGAACCCATTCGTTGGATTGGAAAATTATGCAACTTGGGAAAATTGTAGAGTTGGTCGAGGTAATCTCATTACCCAAAAGGAATTTGATAAGATGAAACCGGCTGAGCAAGAAGAATGTCATGCGTTTGATCTAAAAGGCGAGCGTCACTATTTCCAGCCTAAAAAGCTCGGTAAGAACTATCTAAACGGCTTTACTGGAGAGGCTATCCCAGTTAGAGAATTTTTCTCAGATAAACTATTCTCTGAAGAGGTTCTTCGAGCGCTTGATGAAAGTGTTATTAAGCCAACATTTAAATATCCAGAAACTCAGTCTGGAATAGACAGTCTAGAGACTGATGAATTAGAAGATTTAACAGAGTTTGATAGCGATGTACAGGATTAATGAAGCATTGCCAGTTAAGTACCACTTTATGGTTCATACAGCAATGCCAAAGTATCCGAGTCATTCCGATTTTATCTTTGATGTATGTGCCTACTTAGTGAGAGTACATGGCTCAAAAAACAAGGACATCTCAGCAGCCGATCTTAAATTTTCAGCAAAGACTCTAAAATACATATTCGGAGAGCAAGTTAACTCTGATGATTTTAGACAGACTGTTAAATCGATAGTTGCTGACTGTCTAGAAGATGGTTCTCTCTCAAAAAAGGGAGAATTCATTTTTATTTCCGAAACAACCTTTACTAAATACTTTTCCATAGTATAACTTTTATATGATAGACTTTAAAGAAAATATCGAACTGCTTGAGAAGATCATCTTCAATTTTGCATTGACTGAAGACGATAATGACCGAGTGATTCGACCAAAAAATTACGAAGGTGTTGAGAAGCGTGAAATAATTCCAGCAATTAAGGCCCATTATTTCAACGATGACACTTTGCAGAAAGTCTATAGAGAAGCCAAGAAGTTTTTCCACGAGTATATGAAGATTCCAACTCGAACTGAGTTGAGAGAAGTTTGTAATTTGTCAAATCTAAATATACCAGAAGGTCGTTTCAATTCCCTATTTGAAGTAGATCTATCTCAGTATAACTACGATTTTCTTTACAAGTACACAAAAGCCTTCATATTCTATAAGAATCTAAACGAGACAGTGATCGATGTCCTGTCTTTCTTAAAGACAGCTGACATTAATCCCGGTAACGTTGAGCTGATTACAAATGATGTTCGACAAAAGTTTAATGATAAGCTAAATGTCAATTTTGCGAATGCTGCGTCTGGTCTAGATTTCTTTAACGCAGAGGATCACGTACAATTATCTAAAATTGGTACACCGAGTGGTTTTCCATATTTCGATAAGGTGCTTGGCGGCGGTTGGAACCCAAAGACACTAGTTGTTTTTCAAGGCAGACCTAAAGTCGGTAAGTCGATGGTTCTATCAAACATCTCAACTCGAGCATTTTTAGCAGGCTGCGAAGTTGGAGTCGCAACTCTTGAGTTATCCGATGCAAAGTACATGAAACGTATTGGTTCAAATGCACTAAACATTCCATTTAAAGATTACGATTCGCTATTACATAAAGATCAAGTTGGCGGAGTTAAGGAAAAAATTGAAATCCTTAAGAAGAATAATCCGCAAATGGGCCAAATGATAGTTAAGGAGTTTCCAACCGGCACAGCTTCAGCAATCGATGTTGAAAACTACTTTATAACTGTTCAGAATAATACTGGCATCAAATTCAAGGTAATCGTCGTTGACTATATTAACTTGATGAGGCCGCTTAGAGAACAGGGCAACGTTTACGAAAAAATCAAAGTTATTTCAGAAGAGCTTCGTGCAGTTGCTATTCGAAATGAATGGTGCATAATTACTGCAACTCAAATTAAGAGAGATGCGGTTGATGATCAAGACATCGGCATGAGCGATATTGCTGAATCTTTTGGTCTCGTGCATACAGTTGACTCGCTATTTGGTCTGATTAGAGGCCCAATGGAGAGACGTATGAAAATCAAGCTTATCGCTAACCGTGACGGCGGTTACACTGAGAGCTTTAAAATGTACAGAATGGACTATGACTATGCTAGACTAGTTGAAGAAACTGATCCAGCTAGCCAATATTACTCAGATGATGACGATACTATTTCTTTAGAAAATGAAATGAGAAATCAGTATCAAAGTCATTCATCACAAAATGGTATGCAGCCTGTTACCGTGACAACATTACCGCCGGTTACCTCGACGGTTTCGTCTCACGATGATATACTAAATTCCATAAACTAAAAAGATAAATTATGAAGTGGAACCATTTAATAGACTACCCGATGAAGATGAAGACGACTTAATTCAATACAACGACGAAGTTGAAGAGTTAGGTATCGAAACAGACAATTACTCAGATGGATTTGACGACAACTATGACGAAGATCTAGACGAGGATCCAGCTGAATTAGAAAGACGTCGAGCAAGGTATGCTGAACTTAAAAAAGACGACAAGATTTTCAATAACACATATAACATGGGTTATGAGAATCCAATGGATGAAGAAGAGCCTGATGAAAACAGCCGAGGCGGTCGAGAAATTAAAGTAGATTCATCATCTCCTGACTTTTTCTTATACGACCAGGACAAGTATTCAGAATATGTCGACTCTCAAATTATCCAAAAGGAGATCTTTGCATATATCGAGAATAATGAGGAGATTAACGCAATCCTTGGCCCTGAACCAGAAAGAAAAAAGTTTGTAAAAACCGAAATAAACACTCTCTTTTCAATCCTGTGTAAAAATCTAATCTCTAGAAATAACCGAAACTACTTCATAACTCCGATCTACGTGTTAGATGCAATTTCAATAACAGTTTCAATGGATTACAAGAAGTTATTTGATATGCTAAGTTACGAAAATAAGGAAGTTTTATTACTGGAACTAAATACTAAATATGGATTCTTAGACAAGATTGCAAAGTCTAATAAAATGTTTTAATGATTAACTTAAAGGACATACGAAAAATACATCTAGTTGGAGATCTCCACTTAGGCATAAAGAACAATGCGATTGAGTGGTTGGAGATCCAAAAGAGTTTTTTATTAGAAGATCTAATTGACAAAGTCGATCAAGACTTTGATCAGGACAGGGACATTTTAATTTTTGAAGGTGATATCTTTCATTCTAGAGAATCTGTAAATATCAGAATTCAAAATGAAAGTTTTGCCATTTTTGCACAATTGGCCAAGAAATTTAAGAGAGGTATCTACATTATTTTAGGTAATCATGACGTTTACTATAAAGATAAAAACACAGTAAACTCAGTTAAATCATTAGCTTATTTGTCAGACAATATCCATGTCTTTGAGAGATCTGAGATCCTGTCAATAAATGGAAAACATAATTTCTTGATGCTACCTTGGGTTGATGATTATACTAGGTTAGCCGGCATTATTGAAGACAACCGTGAAGATGCAGAATACATCATTTGCCATGCTGATATTAAGGGATTAACTCTAAATAAATGGGCAAAGGTTGAACATGGTATCGAGCTTAGTGCCCTGTCTACTTTTAAGAAAGTTTACTCGGGACACATTCACATCAGGCAAGAAAAGGCAAATCTTCTCTATACTGGTACTCCATACCAGATGGACAGAGGAGATCGAGACAATCAAAAGGGTCACTATGTTTTAGATGTAACTGGTGATACTATAGTTGAAAGCTTTTTGCCAAATACAAAATCGCCAATCTTTTTAAAATTCGATGTGTTTGATATTCTGGAATTACCGCTATCTGAAATCGAAAGACTGTTCAAGAACAACTTTGTCGATATTATGATTAGCGTAAACTTCGCCAGTAAACTGTCAATCACTAGTTTTTTGGAAAAGATTCAAAATGTCGGCTATCGTAAGATTGAGTTCTTTACGTATGTTGACAATAAACCAGAAGAAGCTTCTTCCCAAGTTGAATTTGACCTACAAGACAACTTCAACATAAATGATATTTTTTCCCACTATTTAAAAATTCAAAATTATACTGAATCAGTTAAGGAATCGCTATCTGAGAAGTTTCTAGCTACATTACAAAAGGTTAGAGAATTAGATAAGTATGCATAGACCGTATATTCATAGAGCAATTGAAGTTAGACCAGTCGGTACAAATCGATATGGAGTATTTTCAGCAGAACAGATTTACCGAAATACCGTAATCGAGTCCTG